TTGTCCCCATTTACTCTACGCAGATAGTTCCAATTCAATGCTCCGCGAACATGTCCCGGCATGTTTGCTTTTCCTGTACTGCTATTGGCTTCTTTTTCGCCATACATAGTAAGATTGTTTACAGACTTTGGACTACCCTTTGTCCAACTATCTTGTTGACTAAGCATGTTTTTAAAGTCTTTGATTTTTTCAATTACTTGTTCTTTATTACTACCAGCCAATACACTTTCAAGTACATCCATTAAGAACTCTTGAACATACTTTGGAGTATCTGCTCGTTTAAGATCAAGACCCATTGCTTTGATATTACCACGTTTACCGTTTACATCTAATCTTTTGCCTTCTTTATCAAAGATATTGATAGCATAGCGTTTCTTTGTAATGAATAAACTACGATCACCAATTAGTTCGCGTCCTGCTTTGATGATTTCTCCGTTCTTTCTTGGCGCATGGAATGCTCGTTCCATGAAGCTGGGAAAAGTAGCGTTGGTCTGTTCAGCAATGCTATCATAAAGTTGGATAACATTTTCTTTAGTCCACTCCAATTCACCATTATCTATTTGCTCCTTAAGTATTGTATATGCGCTAAAGTAACAGCTATCAGTATCACCATAAACAATAGCTTGACCTTCGTGATTGTATTCGCCTGTTGCAATTTCATTTATAGTACTCATCATATGTCTAACAATCTGACGACCACTTAATGTTACGCTTTGACCAATACGTTTGTCATAAAAACGACAGTGTTCATTCAACAATGCTCCATAAGCACTGTTCAATAAAATTTTACGAACCAATTGACGTTTATCCCAATACGCACGTTCTTCGGGTGTAGTAGACTCTTTAAGTTTCTTTTGCATGACTTTACGATCACTATACCATCGTGATAATAGTCCGGGAATTACGCCTTCATTGTCATATCTAAAAATTGTACCGTTAGCACTTAGAATATATGGTTTATGACTATCAAATATCAACTTCCATACTTCTGCCGCGCTTTTTGTTTCAGTGCGTCCATCTGCATAATCAATTGTGAGTTCTGTGCCCCGTTCTTGATTCATAACGCTAGTATATTCTAGTGCACCAAATGTTCCTTCCCATAGTTTACTGCCAGTTTCAATATCGCTTTCGTCTTCTTTATATCGTGCTTTTTTGCTGGCTAATTCACGACCCTTATCAAGCATATATTGATCAGATAATATTGGTCTTAGTTGACCAACAATTGTTTCTGGAGCCATGTTTAATGCTCGAATCACACTGGGATACAGACTGTTAATATCAACTGCGCCTACCCATTCATGTATGCCACGTTTAGGATTGGCGACAAACGCACCAGCTGCTGGACTTGTTTCTGTTTTATTTTCGTCACGCTTTTTCTTATCTGGAATTACAAGCCCACGCTCGTGTGCCTCGTTCATAATAGCCATTTCAATCATTGCTACAGAACCCATAACAGTTGGCAACAATACAGTATTTTCATGTGCTAGTTGATTTGCCAATTCTAAGAACTGTAGTTTCTTGTCAATCTTAACAAGCAACATTGTATCCTGACGATTGTATTCTAAGAATCTTTTGAAGTCTTTATTGTAAAGTTGGTCAAGTGTACCTTCATATTGAGTTTTGTTTTCACCAACTTCCATTTCACCAATAAAGTCTAGTTTATAACTATGGCGACTTTCATAGTTGTACTTCTTATACAACTGTAGATAGTCCATGTGTATACGACCAACCAAATCATAAGTTGTTTCAACTTTACCAAATCGTTCATATTCACGTGCTTTTGGAAGCTGACCAAGCAAACAGAATTTGCGTGTGTCATCTTTGCTCATTACACGTGTTACACGATTGACAAGATAGGGAATATCGTAACCTTCTGAGTTCCAACCACTGAGTACGTCTGCGTCTTCGATTAGTTTGAAGAATGCCTCAAACATTTCAATTTCACTGCGAAACATTATACAATTATCAAATTCATCGATAATATCCTGTGCAGTGTCATCACTCATACTCTTTGGTGGTATGCATAATGTTACAAGTTGATCTAACCAAGTCAAATACAAACTAATTGCTGTGACTTTATTAAATGGATCGTTAGTTGGGCTAAAGCCTTTTTCTGGATCAAAATCTACTTCAATATCGAAAAATACTGTGTGTAGTTTTGGCGCATCAACTTTTAGATAGTGTTCGCTAAGACAGCGAAACACTACGTTTACATCGCTTTCAAATATCTTTTTATTGCCATGTATACGTCTTTCTTTTTCAAATTCAGCTTTTTTACGACTGCTGAATCTACTGACAGGATCTCCATACATACTACGATACTTGCCTTTTGGATCGGCATAGTACAATACATAGTTAGCAGGATACTCGTTGTAAGTTCGCTTGCCGTCTTTACGTTCTACAACAAATATCCTATCAGTTTGTCTATCGTGTAATGCGTCAATGTAAGACATTAAACAGTTTTACCTACTGTTTCCAAAATAGTATTCAATTCTTCGTTTTCTTTGTTAGTTTCGCCCAATTTCATCTTATGAGCAACTTTGATAGCTTTCTTAAGTACACTTGCTTTGATTTCTAATTCTTCAGCAACAGCTTTGATTGTGTCGTTAAGCCCGCCACTTAGTGTTTCAACTTCGTGCATTACAGCCAAACCTTCATTAATCAATTGTGTCAACTTAATTTTGGCTTCATTATTAAAACTTCGTTCAGTCATTGTATCTCCTTGAATGTATTAATTATTATATAGAGTTATGCATAAAAGTCAAACATTTTGTGTAATTAAATCCCCAAACCCCATAAAATTAAAAAAATCTTAATATTAATCGTGTTAAATATTGTTGTATGCGAAAACCTAAAAAACCCAAAATATCAGTATTTTTACACCATCCCTATTGTTCGGCGCATTGTGCTGTAAGTATACACGAGGCGTTGTGGAAAAAATACAATGTTGAACTTTTTCAATTACAAGATTTACACAAGCCCAAAACACTGCGCGGCACTAAAATAATTTTATTTCCAGGTGGTGCGGGTGACAGTCAAAAGTTTCAAAGAGATATAGTACCACATAAAGAACCAATACTTGAATACATGGATAAACGTGGCAAGTATCTTGGCATATGTATGGGAGCATACTGGGCTGGGTCATTATATTTTGATTTACTTAAAAATTTAGATGCTGTGCAGTACATTAAAAGACCACGTGCTGATGTGCGTAGAAGCCATGGCACAACTGCTGAAGTAGATTGGTTAGGACAAACTACTAAAATGTATTTCTATGATGGCTGTGCTATTGTCGGTAACGGACGTAGTAATGTTATTGCTACATATAAAAATGGTGACACTATGGCATGTATTCAAAATCGAGTTGGCGTTATAGGTTGTCACCCTGAAAGTCTACGCAGTTGGTATCAAAAGCCCTTCATCGATCCTTTTTGGCATCGTGGGCATCATCACAAATTATTATTAAACTTTACTGATATGTTAATGGAAGTTTAATTATTGAAAGATGTGGTGATTCTTCTCGCCGTAAATTTTAATATATTTTCCGGAAAGCACGTCCGCCATTACTTCAATAGGACTCCCGGGCCAGCTATCGCCTGGCTTAATCATACCTATTTCACTTTGACGCCAGTGTACAAGTTCATGAAATACTGTGCGTAGTATGTCTACAAGATTGCGATTCTTAGCATAGACCCATACTTTATTATCACCTTCTACATGTCGTCCAGTATGATGATTAACCTGAGCATCTTTGGTATCATAACTTAAATCAATCATTGGCATTTTTTGAATGTGTAGTCTTTTACCTGCCCAGTGAGCAAATTTATTAACTTCTTTTTGTATAAACTCGCCAGCATGACCACTGTCTTCTTTGGCGATTGTATTCATGAATTCTACACTACGCATCTATAGTTCCCTGTGAAGGTTCTGAAGTTGGTGCTACACTGTTGTAACTCAATGGAAAAGCATTTGCCAATTTTTTTATTTCATCGGTCGCATTATACCCGTCTCTAACTAAAGGTCTACCGTCCAGTGTTTTAGTTTCACTACTAGCATTTTTAATTAAATCTGCTTTTTGCGCTATAGCATCAGTAATTTGTTTTAATAATCCTGGATTAATTTTAGCAAAAGTTTCATCTCTACTTTCATAATCTTGGACAGCATCTTTAATTTGTCTTGTAGCAGCGTGTAATTGCCATTTTTGAAATTTGTTGCCGCCATTTGATTTATCAAATACATCAATCATCATACCTTGCGTTGCGTATCTGTGAAACCATGTGCTATCACTTGACCCAGTACAAAATCTAGCAGTAACACCCGCAGCATTGTTGAAAAAATAACAAGCACCATAGTTTAAAGGTATCGATACCCAATATCTGTCATCGTCAATTAATACTATTTCTTTTTTATTTTTCTTTGCGGCGTTAATGCGTTCTTCATCTTTTAATCTAGATATTTCAGCATTATAGTACTGCATTCTGTTAATTAATTGTCGTATGGTTTTATATTGATTTAAATCAGTGTCGGTACTTTTTAATAATTTTCTTTTTAATAATGCGTTATAAGCACCTAACATGTCCACGCCTTCACCTGACAAATCTTCCCAGTTTAACGAATTATTGGCATACAGTCTCATTAACCAATCGTCAAATTTGCCCGGGCCACTTAAATCTCCATACATTGAATCTCTTAAACGACTGTCAATTAAATCGCTTAATGCTTTTACAACATTATCGTCACTTGGATTTCTGCCTAACTTTACCAATACTTCCTTTGGAAAAGATCTGTCGTGATGTACAGCCAACGCTATCATTTTTTTAAGTTTAGGGTCGTTTATTTTTTTATAAACATTTGCTTCTTTAATAATATGTGCTATTTTCATGTTGCTACCAATTCACGTTTTAAGTAGTATAATATCGTTGACAATTTTTTAAAATCACCATTCATAACATCATCTAATATTTTTTCTCTTTCTTTTTCTCTTTCTTGACTGTGTAATTCATTTGGATAGAACACTAATCCAGTTAACGTTACTGCTCTATTTAAAGCATCTCTTAAAACCATCCCCTTGTTACTACCAAGTTCAGCACTAAATCTATTGGTTTTCAA